TGCGACGGGAGCCTGGACGCGGGCATGCAGGATGGCGGAGGGGCCGGGCCTGCGACAAGGGCGGCGGGCGGTGACGGCAAAGCGAGCCGCCCGCGTAAGACCCACGCAACATCGGGGGCGCGAAGGTTAACGAGACCGTGAATCAAGCGTTAAGCGCCCCCGGCCATTTTCAAACCGACAACAGAATAAAGGAGGAAACGATGAGCGAAAACCTGAAGCCTTGCCCGTTCTGCGGGAGCGGGAGCGTTTACGTCGAGCAGATTGGCAGCGGAGGCTATTTCAACATCACCTGCTGCAACTGCCTCGCGAACGTCCCGTTATCCGGCTCGCGAGAAACAGCCGTCTCTGCATGGAACCGCCGTGCAATCGACGTTGACGCGCTGCGCGAGGTCGTAGACGAGCTGGAATGCGCCTACAGGTCAGACGATTATGCGAGCGTGGACGCGCTCTGCGAGCTGTCGAACGATGCCAGCAAGGCACTCGCAAAGCGCATCCGAGAGGCGGTGGGGCTGTGAGCTGCTACCTGCTGTGTAAGTGGACGTGCGATAGGTGCGGCAAAGTGTACCGCGATCCGTTCTTTGTGGGCTATCCCCGCGAGTTTTGGAAAGACAACAAGAAGCGAGTCGGCAATGTATGCGAACAGTGCCGCGACGAATTGGACGGCATGAAGCGCCGCAGGAAGGATTAATCATGAGCTGCGATTATTGCACGAGCGGCAATAACATGATGCGCGAAAGCTGCTCAGACGTAAGCGTTGGCGAAGTCGATGGCGTTTACCGCATCTACTACTCGGATGGATACCGTGGCGGTTACACGGAGCCGATTCGGTTCTGTCCTATGTGCGGGGAGCCGTTCCCGGAGGTCGTCCAGGACAGCCTGGAGAGCATAAAACAAGACATGACGCTGGGCGCATGTGAGTATGCGAAGAAGCGCAGCATCGGCAACGGCGGCAACGCCAGCGATAAGCAGGCCACCTGCAAGCATTGCGAATGGGCGAACCTCGACGATGAATGCGGCTGGCTTATGCGCAACGACCTTGCAGACAGGCTCGGCAAGCTGATTAACGAGGAGGAATGATGAGCAGGAAAACGTTTTGCGATCTGTGCGGATCCGAAATCAAAGGCCATGCCGCCAAGGTGGTGGCCGTCTCCGCTGATTATGAGAGGAAGTTCGGGTACATCACCAGCAACGATGCCATGGACGCTTGCGACGAATGCTACATGAGGCTTCGCGAGGCAATCGAGGAATGCAAGGAGCGCGGCAAGCATGGGCGATAGCATCGACAAGATTGCGAGAGACGTGTGCGAAGCAGTGTGCGAATACAGGAAGCAGGTTGGATTCGACTGCTCGTCAATGGGCTGTTCGGGATGCCGCTTCGAGGTGAGCACGATGAGCGCAGAGATTACGCGTCGAATCGACGACATCACTAGCAAGTTTTTCATGCCCTATCCGATGGGCAAGGACGGCGAGCTGATCAAGCCTGGGGACACGTGTTACGGCGAGGATGGCAAGGCGTGGGCCATCATCGCCGTCGGCCCGGTCTATTGCTACGGTGTTGATGCCAAAAAGCCCGGCATCTCGAAACGCCTGCGCCACAAATGGCTGACCAAGGACGCGCCTGACAGCTGGGACCGCATAGAGGCCGACTCCAGACTTGCAACTCCCGATTATGCAAACAAGCACAATATTGTCGGCCTTAACATTCCTGACCTTGTGCGAGACGACCTGCTTAGGCGATGCAGGAAGCTAATCAAGGAGACGGTCAAATGAGCGACAGCTTCGAGAGCATCATCAGCGACGCGAGGCTCGTCGCATGTGAATACGCCTTCAAACAGGGCTTCGGTGGCTTCGGCTTATACGGGTGCGATACATGCTTCTGGCGGGGAGGGCAAATCTCATGCCGAACAAAACAGAACACCGACCTGGTGCGCAGGTGCATGGCGATTGCAGAGAGGATGGTTTTCATCGATGAAGATTAAACACCCGGACACGTTCAAATGCGACGTATGCGGCGAGGATGTCGAACAGGCGGCCCACGTTTCTGTGCCTGTTCTATGGAAGACCGAGCAGAACGAGGGAAGGCCGTGCGAACCCTATATCAGATGCGAACGCCTCGACCTCTGCGAAGAATGCTTGCATAGCGTCTTGGCCATCGAAGCCATCGGCTGCATGGGAAACAACACGTTCAGTTTGATAGAGCGTAGCAAGGAGAAGGAACGATGAGCGATAGCTTCGAGAATATCATCGGCGATTCGCGATGCACGTCGTGTATCTACGCGTACAGGCGCGGAAACGGCCCGATGAGCTGCGTAACGTGCCAAGGCTGCATGTTCTGCGACCCGGTGACGTGCCACAAGGAGATGCAACGCGACCTGGTTCGCAGGTGCGAGGACGTTGCATTCGGCATCAGATTCGAGCGCGGAGACATAGCAGGCAATTCGGTAAAAATCGGCGAGGTCGTTACCTTTCCCGGCGTAAGGGCCGACAAGCCCCAGGCTCTTAAGGTGCTCGAAGAAGCCGCCGAGGTGTTCGGCGCGTGGCAGGTGCTCGACACCGACGAGTGCAGCAGCCGGAAGCGCGTTGACGTGCTGAACGAGTGCGCTGACGTTATCCAGTCCGTAGCCAACCTCATCTATGCCATGGGAGAGAGGGACTTCGCGCCGTACATGGACGATTGCAGGGAGCGCAATGAGAAACGGGGGCGGTTCGATGGTCGACGATAGCGATCGCGCAAGGGTCTCGAAGATGTTCTCGGCAATCCACTACGCCTGCGACATGCCCGACTGGCGCGGATTCTGCAACTGCGTTCTCGGGGGAGATGCATTGCCAAGTCCGCTGCGCAAACTGAAGGCGTTCGCCAGGCTGGCGCAGCTCGTCGCTCCGCAGCAACGCAGCGAGCCTTCGGCGGCGGCGATGGCGAAGGCCGAGTACCTGCGCGCTTTAGCTGGGGTGCCGTCATACGAGATGGTGCCGATGCGTCCCAGCGAGCTGATGGAGATTGCCGAGATGCTGGAACGAGGAGGGCGAGATGATTAGCGATGAGGAACGCCGAGGGGTTGCGGCAAGGCTGCGCGATCTCGACGAGTATATTGACGGGGTGCCGCCTATGTGCTCACCGCAAGTGCACAATGCCATGGCGCTCAGCGCAATCCGCGATGTCGTCGGCAAGGGAGACATATTCCATCTGCTCGCCGACCTCATCGATCGGCCGGTGACGCACAACTTGTCGGAGAAGCCGGGGTTCTTCTGCGAGCTGTGCGGGGCCGTGTTTCCTTACGACCTCGGGTTCACGCATTGCCCGGAGTGCGGGGCGGAGTTGGTGGACGAATGAAGTTCAAGATCACAGAGGTCCACGAGGTCGATATCCCGGACGATGAGTATTACACGATGGAGGAGCCGTTCGAGGAAATCAAGGAGGACGCCTCTTGGTACATCGAGAAGTACGGACGCAAGGAATGGTACGAGGAGGTTGAGCAGCTTGACAGACCGTGTTAAGCCGAACTACTCATGGGATTGGGTCAACGGCATGCACATCGGCTACACGCCGGAGCGCATCAGGGTAGAGGGGCACGGCGGCGCGGTCGAGTACGTGCCGGACACGGGGACGTGCCGCAACGTCTACGACGAAATCTACGACGAATACGAGGGGGGCCGTTGTGAAAACGGCTTCAAGTGCAGCAAGTGCGGAGAGATCGTCGAGGATTACGAGGGCTACCGCATCACAGGGACGTTCAATTACTGCCCGAAGTGCGGGCGAGAGGTGGTGGACTGATGGCCGACATGCACATATGCGGCCTATGCGGCAAGCCGACGCCGAACTATAGCAGGTTCATCTCCGGCCCCATCTGCGGCAGTGACGGGTATTCGGTGTGCGATGACTGCATAAAGCAACGCGGCCGCGAACTCGCGTGGAAGAACGAGCAGTGGAGCAAGGACGAGATAACGTGCCCGTGGTGCGGCTACGAGGACCCCGACAGCTGGGAGTTCGAGGCCGAATACGACGAAGAATACGAATGCTTACATTGCGGGAAGCCGTTCTTCGTAGAGAAGCGCGTCGAGGTCACGTACACGAGCATGCGCCGCATCGAGGATATGCCGGAAGGATGGGAGGGAGAATGAGGTCTAGGGAGCACGATATCCGGTGCGATGCTTGCGCGCATTGCCGCATGGTTGGATACGATCCGTTCAAGGTGGCCACTGTCAGCTACTGGTGCGAGGAGCACGAAGAGCACGTGAGGCCGCGCGAGCTGTGCGACGAATACGCGCCGGGCGACCCGTTGCGCATGGCCATGCGCGAGTACTGGAAGGAGGCCGAAGCCGATGGATGTTAGGGCAGTGCTCTCCGTCGCTGACGAGATAGAGGCCGCCGAGCGCGACGCCGTCTCGGAGTTCGTCCGCTGCGATGGGCTTGACGCCATAGGCGCGGCGTACGCGGCCGGCGGCATCGATGTGCTTGACGGCGGATGGGCAAAGCAGCTTCGAAGCGCATGCGAGTGCGGCCAGGCCGCGCTCCATGACATGCTGGACATGGCGGCGTTCAACGCCGTGAAGCTGAGCGTCAAGGTATCCGACATGCTGAGCGCGTTGTCCCAGGCGGCAAAGGTCGGCACCGAAGATGCCATGCGGGAGTTCGAGGAAAGGTGGCTCGCATGAGCAACTACCCGGACGGCGTGAGCGGGAGCAGCCAGCACTTCCTGGGAGCCGAAGACCGCAAGTGCGGCGAGTGCCGGTCGTTCCATCCCGCCCCCGATGCATCTAGGTGCGGCGAGTGGTACGGATGGTGCGATCTTATCCGCGACTTCGCCGAGATGGAGGGTTGCTGCAGCAGCTTCGAGTCGTGGTAGTATCCCGGTGTAAAACTGTCACCGGGAAGGGGTTCGGGGTTGCATCACGATTACGAGGTCATGGCATACACGGTAGGCATGTACATGCATTACATCCGCAGCCTGCGCAGGGCCGTGGCCGACATGGAGGCAGAGGTCTCCGAGCATGAGCAGAGCCTGGCCGTGATGGGGGTGGATTATTCGCGCGGCCCGGGCTCCGGCCCCTCGCGCGACAAGCTGCCCGACGGCGTGATACGGCTCGTGCAGATGCGCCAACGCCTCATAGACGAGCACGCCCGATGCGACGAGGACGCCGCCCATGCCAGAAAGCTGTGCCGCGACAACGACGACAGGTGGGCCGTATGGCTGCACAAGGTGGAGGGCATGACCTATGCCGAGGTCGGCAGGCAGCTGTTCGTGAGCAAGGCCACCGCGCGCCGCATGGTGGAGCGCGGCACGGTGTCCCTTTACTACGTGATGCCGGAGGAGTGGCGTAGGAATATGCCGAACGCCCTGCCCGAGTAAATGTGAGCACTTTTGAGCACCCTCGGCATGCTATCCTGATAGGGTGAGATTATGGGCACAGGCCGTTGCGGGCTTCCGCAGCGGCCTTTTTCATGCCCTGATTCACGGATGGGTCGCATAGGGGGACGAGTGCTCCCGCTTGCTAAGCGGGCGTGCCGCAAAGGCACCGCGGGTTCGAATCCCGCCCCATCCGCCAACGAAGCGGGAGGCTCGCATAGCGGTTGAGTGCGCCTGTCTCGAAAACAGGAGGACCGCAAGGTCCCCGGGGTTCGAATCCCCGGCCTTCCGCCATTCCAGAAAACAACCGAACAAAGGGGCGCGCATGACGTTGCTCGACCTGGGGCGCATAGCCTCGCACCGCGATACCGCGCTGGCTCACGCCATGCTCCATGCCGTGGCCGTTGCCAAGGATAGGGGGAGCGTATGCGGCTGGGATATTGCCTGATGTGCGGCATGCTGCGGCAGCTGGACAAGGGCGTGTGCCCGACCTGCGAGGCCGACGAGAGGGAGCGCATGAGGCGCAGGGACGCCATGCTCAGGCGCACGAGGGTGCGCGACGATGGGCAGCGGAAACGCTAGACGCGCGAACGGAACGCGCCGCAACAGGTCGCTGCTGAGGCTGAGGGCGATGGCCAGGCCCTGCCATATATGCGGGCTTCCGATAGATTACTCGCTCCCGCATGGACTCCCCGATTCGTTCGAGTGCGACGAGCTCAAGCCCGTGAGCCTCGGCGGCTCGCCTTACGACATGGACAACCTCGCCGCCGCTCATCGATGCTGCAACAACTGGAGGAGCAACCGTTCGGCCGAGTACGCCCATGCCGTCGCGGCGGCCGTGATCGCGACCGAAGCGCCGAAAAGCCCGGAAGAGTTCGTGGCCGCGGCGAAACTGGTCGAGAGACGAGGATTCGCGGCCCCCCGCACGTCCGAAACCGAGACGACCACGGCCTGGTGACCGCAAATCACCCCAGGGGGGTCTTTTTGTTAGCCCGGGTTGACCACCCCGGGGCACTAGGGCCGAAATACCCCCGGCTAACAATTTAATATCTGACCAGGCAAAACGGCGAAAGCGGCGAAACATGCGCATCAGCGACATAACCCCCTACCCAAAAAACGCCCGAAACAATGCCAAGGCGGTGCCGAAGGTGGCCGAATCCATCGCGGAGTTCGGGCTGCGCGGGACCATCGGCCTTGAGTCGCGCGAGAACCCCGTCATCGTGTTCGGGCATACCAGGGTGGAGGCGTGCAGGCTGCTCGGCTGGGACGAGATACCGGACTCGAAGATCGAGTTCTGCGACGACCTCACCCCCGAGCAGGTCAAGGCGTTCCGTATCGCCGACAACAAGACGGGCGATATCGCCACGTACAACAAGAGCATGCTCCGCGAGGAGGTGCGAAGCCTCAAGGACTTCGACATGAGCCGCTTCGGGCTGGATTTCAAGTCGAAGCACCTGCCTTACGGCGCGGAGCGGCTCAAGACGGACCGCGCTTACAACCTCGATATCGTGAGCCGCGCCGATTGCGGGGAGGACGGCTTCCCGGCCATCCCGCCCTGCGATGCGCTCCCCGAGGAGCTTCAGGGATTCAATTACGCCAAGTCGACCGCCGACGCCGACAAGCGCGGCAAGGGGTGCCACTTCTTCATCGACGACTACCAGTTCGAGCGCGTCTGGACGCAGCCCGAGAAGTACCTTCGCTGCCTGAGCGGCTACGACTGCGTACTTACGCCGGACTTCTCGCTGTACATGGACATGCCCGACGCGATGCAGCGGTGGAACCGCTACAGGAGCGCCGCGCTCGGGAGCTACTGGGCGCGAAACGGCCTGGTCGTTGTCCCCACGCTGTCGTGGGCGCAGCCGTCCAGCTACGCGTTCTGCTTCGACGGCATTCCCAGGCATTCGACCGTGGCGACGTCGACCGTGGGCGTGGCGCGCGACAAGGAGGCACAGGCGGTGTGGCTCGACGGAATGCGCGAGGCCATGCGGCGCTTGGAGCCGCGCCGCGTGCTGCTCTGCGGAGGCGACATCGGGTTCGACTTCGGCGGGGCCGAGGTCGTGAGGTACAAGAACGGCGTGACGGAGAGGATGGCCCATGGGCGGAAGAGGCTCGTATAGCATGAGCAACGGTCGGACGAGAGCCAAGATAAAGCTGCTTGGTGCGTCGTCGGGCGTTCGCGCCCACAACGTGGGCGGGCCGCGCGACGTGCGCAAGGACGTGTCCGAGCTCGCGAAGATGGCGGGATTCGCCGGCGCGCTGGGCACCGATTCCATCGGCAAGCAGTCCATGTCGTCGTACATGACGGCCATAGGCAGGCTGGAGAAAGAATACGGCGCACTGAAGGCCGTGCCCACCACCGTGGCCGGCGCCGATGGCAAGGGGTTCCATGCCGCAGCTGCGACTGGACCGGGCGGCGCTACACTGATACTCAACCGCGCCAGCATGGGCAACGCCGCGCGCCATGCGCGGGAGACTGCCCGCGAGTCCGCTGCCGGGTTCAAGATGCCCACAAACGGGAAGCTCACGTCGAACGCGCGTTACACGGTGACGCACGAGTATGGGCACCTCTTGCAGAACGCGCTTTACCAAAAGGCCCGCAAAAGCGGCTATAATGGGAGCCAGCGGCAGTTCGCCGCGAAAGCTTACAGGGATATCAGCCGCACGGCGGCGAAGAAGTACGGCGCGACGGGCAAGTCCCTTTCGAAATACGGCAAAACTAACGCCTTCGAGGCGTTCGCCGAGTCGTTCGCAAGTCTTCATTCCGGCGCGCCGACGGCCTACGGTAAGGCGATGGCCGACTACTTGAGGAAGAACAAGCTGTAGGATAGGAGGACTGCCATGGACTGCCCCGAGCCGCTTTTCATGAAAAACCCTGAATGGTACGAGGTCCCTGCGGGCGGGCTCGGCTTCTTCGACGACGGGCGCGGCTACCATATCCGCGATGACGCGCCGCAGGAGGCCAAGGACTCCTATGCCGAGTTCTACGGCATGCTCGAGACCGACCTGCCGCCGCTTGACGAGCAGTAACTTCCCAGCCGCCTTTCGAGGCGGCTTTTTTATGCCCTGAAGGAGGGGCCATGCCTTTGGAAAAGCCGCCCTCCATACGGGGCGATTCATTCAAATCGGCCAAGTGGGACGAGCTGACGCAGGGGCGCTCGTTCGCGCAGTCCGACGCTCCGACGCTCGGCCTTTTGTGCCAGTGGTACAAGATCGTGGACCAGGCGCAGACCGAGCTTGACGATTTCGGCAACCAGACGGCCTACACAAACGACATGGGGGACCTCAAGGCGTTCCCGCAGATAAGCACCCTAAAGACCGCATCGGCGGAGATTCGCCAGCTCAACAAGCAGCTGGGCATCTGCGACACGCACGAGGAGGCAGACGATGGCAAGCGAGCAACCGCAACCGTCCTGTCCGTCGTCTCGGGAAACCGTGCGAAGAGGCAGTCAAGAACCGCGTAGGCACGTCCAGCAGGGGCAGGTCGAGTATTCGGAGGCCGATGACGCGATAGCGCTTGGCGAGGATTTGGGCATCATCCCGTTTCCCTGGCAGCGGTCCGTGCTCGGCGACTGGTGCTCGTGCCGATATACCGGCAAGCCGTCGTTCGTGGTGTGCGGCCTCGACGTGCCGCGCCAGAACGGCAAGAACGCCATCCTTGAGGTCTACGAGCTGTATCGCCTGGCCGCGTGCGGGTGGCACATCCTGCACACGGCGCACCGAGTAAAGACGGCCAAGAAGTCGTTCAACCGCCTGGTCCGGTACTTCACAGACGACGAGCACCCAGAGCTCAAGGCCCTGGTCCGCCAGATTCGCCGCACCAACGGCGAGGAGGCGATCTACCTCGCCAACGGCGGCTCCATCGAGTTCATCGCCCGCACCAACGGCAGCGCCCGAGGCTTCGACGATATCCAGCTTGTCGTCTACGACGAGGCGCAGGAGCTGACCGACGAGCAGTACGACGCCATCAGCTACACGTTGTCGGCATCGTCGACCGGCGAGCGCCAGACGATATACACCGGCACCCCGCCGAACGAGGCATGCCCCGGCACCGTGTTCGCGCGCGCCAGGCGGGCCGCGCTGGACGGGGATTCGCGCAACACCAGCTGGTTTTCCTGGTCGACGCTCAAGCTTCCCGCAGACGATGCGACGTTCGACGATGTGCTGGACGCCGTGTACGCCTCCAACCCGTCCATGGGATACGTGCTCGACGAGGATTACACCGCGTCCGAGTTCGCGGGAGGCTCGCTGCTGGGCTTCGCGCACGAGCGCCTTGGCTGGTGGAGCAAGGAGGCTGGCGTCAAACGCGCCATCTCCGCTCAGGTATGGGACGAGTCCGCGATTGCGGCAATCGGGTCGCTGTACCCGCGCAAGACCGCGTTCGGACTCAAGTTCACGCCGGACGGCTCACGCTATGCGCTCGCAGGATGCAAGTCGAACGGCAAGGGCGGGTTCGCCTTCGAGCTTATCAAGACCGGCACGACCGACAAGGGCATACGCGGCCTTGCCGAGTGGGTAGCGGCGCGCAAGGGCACCGCCAACTGCGTGGCCGTTGACGGCACTGGATCGGCCGACGCCTTCGCCGAGCACGCCGCCGAACTCAAGGCCCCGAGAGGGTACGTGCTGCGCCCGAGCACCGGCAACGTCATAGAGGCATCGGCGGGAATGCTCGATGCCCTCACCTGCGGGCGCGCGAAGCACACGAGCCAGCCGGAGCTTGACGCTGCGGCGGCATCATGCCCCCGACGACCCATAGGGTCGAAGGGCGGGTGGGGCTTCGGCTCCACCGACAAGCAGGATTCGGCGCCGCTCGAAGCGTGCGCCCTGGCGCTGTGGGCGATCAAGAAGACCAGACGCAACCCCAAGAGGAGGCAGCATATCCAGTGACGGCCCAAAAGCAGAAGTATTCCGAAGCGACGCTGCCGCGCCCGTGGGGCGAGTCGATACCGGAGCGATATCGCGCGCGCATAGACGACCTGTTCGACACCTGGTATGCGGTCAGCGCGAGAAACCGCAAGCTGACGGCGTACTACAACATGAAGGCGGTTCTCAAGGACCTGGGCATATCCATCCCGGAAAACCTGCTCAACGTCAACTGCGTGGTCGGGTGGTGCAAAAAAGCCGTGAACGCCATGGCGGTGCGCAGCTCGTTCGACGGGTTCGTGTTCCAGGGATTCGAGGATGACGACCTCAACCGCCTCGTTCGGGCTAACCGCATGCGCTCCCTGTACAAGCAGGCGTGCAAATCCGCGCTCACCCACGGCGTCGCGGCTATCACCGTCATGCGCGGCGGCCCCGGCCAGCCAGCAGCCGTGGTGCGGGCGTACAGCGCACATCAGTTCACGTGCCTGTGGGACAAGGACGAGCGCCGCGCGTCTTGCGGCGTGGTGCTCAACGAGGTGGACGAGCGCGGCGTCGCAAAGCGCTATACCGCGCACTTCCCCGATGCCGTGCTGACCCTTGAGCGCGGTGACGACCAGCGGTGGACGTGCATCGAGGAGCCTAACCCCATGGGACGCCCGCTCATGGAGGTCATCGTCAACGACCCCGACCTCGACCGCCCGCTCGGGCATTCGCTGATCACCCCGGAGGTCATCGGCATCGTGGACAAGGCCATGCGAGACGTTCTGCGCATGGAGGTAGGCGCGGAGTTCTTCACGTATCCCCAGCGATACGTGCTCGGAGCCGCCGATTCGATGTTCGCCGACCCGCCCGAGGGATGCGCCGAGGACGAGGACGGCAACTTCGTCGACGCCGATGGGAACGTAGTGGCCCCCGTTCCCAACGACCGCAAGAAGGCCAGGGCCTACCTCGGCGCGCTGCTCGCCATCAGCCGCGACGAGAACGGCGAGCTTCCCACGGTCGGGCAGTTCAGCCCGGGTTCCGCCGACAACTTCACGCGGGTGTTCGAGAACGACGCCCAGCGTTTCAGCGGCGCGACCAACGTCCCGCTCGCTCAGCTCGGCGTGCAATCGAACACATACACCTCGTCGGACGCGCTCGGGGCCGCAAACGACCCGCTCATTCTGGCCGTGGAGGACATGAACGCCGACAACGGCGAGGTCATGGCCGAGGTGGCCCGCATGATGATGGCGGTCGCGGGAGGTACCACCATCGAGGGGCTGAACGTGGAGCGCCGCGAGGTGCAGGTCGCATGGAAGGACCCCTCGATGCCGACCATCTCCGCGCGAGCCGACGCATGGACAAAGCTCGGCGCGTCCGACCAGTCAATCGTGGGCACGCGCGTGTACTACGAGGGCATCGGCCTTTCCCAGGCCAAAATCGACCGCCTCATGGCCGAGAAGCGGGAAAACGCCGCGATCACGGCCATGGCCCGCATCGCGGACGCGCTCGAAGGCGGGAGCACCGGCATCCCGGCGATGAAGAAGAACGAGGAGGCCGAGGAATGATTTCCCGCGAGTTGTTCGAGCGGTACGCCAAGGCGATAGACGCCAACGCCGACCTCCTGCAAGCCGCCGTGGCGCAGCTTGAGGCCAAGCTGTCCGGCATACCGCCGTCCGAGGTCGAATCCGCGTTGACCACAGCGTATATGGCGCTGGTGGCCCGCTACGGCTCGTTCGCTGCGGCGATAGCCGTGGACTTTTACACGCGCCAGCGCGAGGCGTCCGGCGTCAACTCGGCGTTCGTGCCGGAGCTTTCCGGCACCGCGCCCGCATGGTCGCTCCGGTGGGACGTGTCGGACGCCTATTCGGGCAGCGACCTCGCCAAGGCCGTCGAAAAGCTCGGCGGCAGGTCGGTTCAGCGCGTCATGGAGCAGGCAGACGAGACGCTGCTGCAAAACGCCCGGCGCGACCCGGCTCGCCCGAAATGGGCGCTCGTCCCGCATTCCGGAGCGTGCGGCTGGTGCGCGATGCTCGCATCGAACGGGTTCGTTTACGCCAGCGAGGCCACGGCGAACAAATCGCGGCACCCCAACTGCCGGTGCCGCCCGGTCGTTGATTTCGACGGAGACCCGCTGCTCGAAGGGTACGACCACAGCAGATACGAGCGCGAGTATTTCAAGGCCCGCAAGGCCATCGAGGACGACGCCCGCAAGGAGTGGGCGGCCATGAGCGACGAGGAGCGCGAACGCTGGAGGGTCAAGGGCAAGGGGGCCTACGACCATTACCTGCGCAACCGCATCACGGCGCAGATGGACACGAGGCGCGCTGGCAAATAGACAGCTACATCAACGGAATCAAGCCGCACCCGCACGGGGCGGCTTTTTTCATACCCGAAACCAGGCCGCACGGCCGAAACCAAGCCCGCACGGGCGTGGAAGGAGACGCAGATGACCGAACCGAACCCCGCAATCGCGCAGCAGCAGGCCGACCCGGCGCAGACCGACCCGCAGCCCGCAGGCGAGCCGGCGCAGACCGACCCGCCGGAGCCGCAAGGCACCGACTGGAAGGCCCAGGCACGCAAATGGGAGAAGTTGGCCAAGGCGAACAAGGACAAGGCCGACATGTGGGACGCCCAGGAGCAGGCAGCGCCGACCGTCGAATCGCTGCAACAGCAGCTAGACGAGATTCGAGCCGAGGCAGCAGAGCAGCGCGACGCCGCCGAGCGCGATCGCGCCCGTTACAAGGTGGCCCAGGCCACCGGCGTTCCCGCGTCGCTGCTCCAGGGCGATGACGAGGAGTCCATGACGGCATCCGCCAACGCCATCGCCGAGTACGCCAAGGCCCAGGCACCGTCCTACCCGGCCGACAAGGGGGCTGGCGCGAACCATGCGCCGGTCAGCCGCGAATCCATCGAGCAGATCAAAGACCCCGTTGCGCGCATCAACGCACGCGCGCAGCACATCGACCTTTACTAAGGAGCGACCATGGCAGCACTCGCCAACACCACCGATTCCACGGCAATCAACGCCGCGATGGACCAGGAGTTCATCGCCAACTACCAGCACGACCTCGATCGCCTGGCAGAAATCCTCGGCATCTTCGGCGCCGAGGTGATGTCCGCAGGCACCGCCCTCAAGATGCTCAAGGTCACCGGCACGCTCAACAACGCCAAGACCGCAGCAGGCGCCGACGGCGCGTCCGCAAGCTCCTCCGGCGCGGCGTACGTCGAGGGCGACGAGGTGGCGCTGTCCAAGTTCAGCGCCGAATACGAGCCGGTCGGCGAGGTCAAGGGCGTGCCGTACCGAAAGATGACCACCGCCGCGGCAATCCAAAAGTCCGGCTACGTCAACTCCGTGCTCAAGACCGACCAGAAGATGCTGTCCCTCGTCCGCGCGGGCATCATCTCCGACTTCTTCGCATTCCTGAAGAAGGGCACCGGAGCCGCCACCGGCAAGGGCCTCCAGGCCGCGCTCGCCATGGCCGACGCCACCCTGGGCGATTCCATGGAGGCCAACGGCGATGAGGCGGGCCGCATCATCCACTTCATCAACCGCCAGGACGCCGCCGAGTACCTTGGCAACGCCGTCATCACCGACCAGAACGTGTTCGGCATGACCTACCTGCAGAACTTCCTGGGCGTGGCCAACGTCTTTCTGACCAACAAGGTCGACAAGGGCGGCCTGTACGTCACCCCCGCCGAGAACGTCCACATCTTCGGCCTGGACTTCGGCGCGCTGTCCCAGGCCGGCCTGGCATACGCCACCGACGCAAACGGCCTCATCGGCGTTGCCCACGGCCCCGCGTACGACCGCGTGTCCGTCGAGACCCACGTGCTCTCCGGCTGCACGCTGTTCCCGGAGGTCAAGGACTACATCGTCAAGGGCACCGTGGCGGCCAAGTAATGGCGGCGTACGCGACCGTTGCCGAGTACCGCACGGATACCGGCGACGAGGCAACGGACGGGGCGCGCGTCGAGGCCGTGCTGATGCAGCAATCGGCCAAGCTGCGCGCGCAAGCCGGTATCGCCGAATCGCGCAGGCTCACGTCCGACCAGCAGGCCCTTTGCCGCCTGCTGGTCACGGACGCGGCGCGAAAGTGCCTGGTCCCTCCGACCATCGAGGGGCTGGGCGAGATGGTGGGCGCCAAGCAGGGCAGCTTCACCGCCAACGGGTTCCAGGGCTCCGCGACCTTCGCCAACCCCTCCGGCTCGGCGTATTTCGACACGTCGACCTACAAGGCGCTGCTCAAGAGCCTGGGCAAGGCGCAGCGCATGGGATACGTCTGGCCTGGGGGATGCCCATGCTAGGCGAGCGCGTGGCCGTGCTGCGCAGGGAAGCGGGCGGCGAGGACGAGATGGGCGAGCCGATATACCGGTGGAAATCGGAGACCGTTCCCGGGTGCCTGGTGCGCCCGCTCGACGGCGACGAGGTGGATAGCCGCGAGGGCCTTCTGCGTCCCGACGGCGTGACCGTCTCGTACCGCATCGCCTTCCCCAAGGCGTGGACGCGCGCCGCCGCGCCCCTCAGAGGGTGCCGCGTGGCGCTCGTGGAGCGCGGCATGGACCCCGACGACGAGTCCTCGGCGCTTCGCGTGTCGGGAGCGCCGGACCGCACCATCCCATGCCCGACGCTGTGGGATATGACCGCCGAGGTCGGGAGGGTCGATGGGTAGGTTCGTCATGGACAAGGCGGGCATCGAGGAGATATGCAAGTCCCCGGAGATGCAGGCGGCGCTCAAATCCGAGGCCGACCGCATCTGCTCCATCGCCAACATGATAGCCAAGACCCACCTGTCCAAAACCAAGATAAAGGGCCGCAACGGTGGCACCTTCGCCCCCAAGCAGTTCAACCGCCAGCCTTACGCGGTCCACGTCGATGTGCTCGACCACACAGCAGTAGGGGCCGTGCACACCAACTCGGAGCTGGGCAGATACGACAACGCCAAGCACGAGACGCTGCAGGCGCTGTCCCATTAGCCCAATCAATCGAGACACAGCCCGATCAAAGGAGACAACCGCAGATGCTAAACGTCCAAGCCGACCTTCGGCGTCGGCTCGCGGCGGCGCTCGACCCGGTGCAGGTGCGCGTGAGCGTGCCCGCCGAGCGGCCGCGAGAGCTGGTCGTCGTGCGCAGGGAGGGCGGCGGGCAGGTGAGCGAGCTGCAGGACGGCCCCGGCGTGGGCGTGTTTTGCTTCGCGCAGACCGAGGCCCGCGCATGCGCCATCGCCGAGGCGGTGGCAGATGCCGTGAACGCGCTCACGTTCGCCGACGGATACGAGGTCAAGCGCATGGACGTCATGCGCTCCTCCCCAGACCCGGACGACGACTCCCCGCGCTGGTACCTGAGCTACACGTTCACGACCCACGAACCCAGATAACAACTAGATAGGAGACAGCATGGCAGATACCTTGAAGGCCATCGATTCCAACCTCGTCACCACAGGCACGCCCGTAGACGGCGGCTGCGCGTGGACCTCTTTCGCCGACAGCCCGACGCTGCCGACCTCCGCGACCACCAAGATGGACGCCGCAGCCGGCTTCGAGAGCCTGGGCGAGGTGTCCGAGAACGGCTTCACGCTCGGCCGCAGCGTGTCGTCCACCGACCACAAGGGCTGGCACGGCTCCGTGGTCCTGACCTCCATCGACTCCGAGACCAACACGGTCAAGGTGGAGTTCGTCGAAATCAACCGCCCCGCCGTCGCGAAGCTGCGCTACGGCGCAGACGCGGTGAAGGCAGGAGCGGACGGCTCCGTGTCCCAAATCGACGTCAAGGCGTACAAGGGCAAGGCCGTCCCGCTCGTGTTCGACGAGCTGGAGTCCTGCGGCTTCCTGCGCCGAACGGTCGTCAAGAAGGCCGTCGTGACCGACTTCGACGACGTGCCGCACCAGCGCGGCAGCCTGCTCGTGTACGGCATGACCTTCACCGTCAACGAGCCCTCCGACGGCTCCGCGCCCATCACCGTCTACCGCGCCAAGCCCGTCGCGGCGTAAGGAGACCGCATGAACAAGGAGGCAATGGCGCGCATGAGCGCCGAGGAGCTGGACGAGTACGGCCGCGTGCTGGGAATCGAGATGCGCCCCGCCAAGACCGCAGCCCAGAAGATGGCGCTTATCGGCTCCAAGCGAGACCGCACCGCCACGGTGACCGCGCTCGGCATGCAGTTCGAGGTGCCCATGAAGGCGCTCTCCGACAAGCGCGTGACCGACGTGCTGTCCGACGCCGCGCGCACCGACGCCGACGTCTACCGAACGCTCGGCTTGATGCTCGGCGAGCAGATGGGCGAGCTGGTGGACGCGGTGACCGACGAGGACGGCACCGTCGACTCCGCCGCGATCGCGCTCGCGTTCGTGCGCATCGTCACCAGCGACGAACTAAAAAACTGCTGACGCTTGCACGCCTGTCCGACGGCCGCACCGCCGAGCTGCGGTGCGATTTCCGCCGCTACTACAGCGTCTCGTTCGACGACGTGGACGCGGCGGAGGCCGTCGACCTCATAACCGGCCTGCCCGCAGGCTCTCGATACGTCTCCGCGCTCCGGCCCGACCTGTCGTGGACGCCGGAGCGCGAGGCGGTGGCCGACTTGCAGGACACGCTGTGGGAGATAGCGTACCGCCGCGCGGGCGTCAAGGACGAGCCATACCGCGTCATGCGCCCGAGGGACGCCGTGGCGCGCAGGCAGGCGGCTCAAAGGCGCGCAAGCGTCAAACGGACGATAGCCGAGACCCAATGGGAGGAGGTGGTGTAGATGCCCGCCAGCGCGGGAAGCGCGACGCTCAACGTCGTGCCGAAAATCAGGGGCCTGTCCGAGGCCGTGCAGAAGGAGCTTGACAAGGCCGAGGCCGTGGCCGCGAAGAAGGGCGCGACCAGCGGAAAGAAGTTCGCTGGCGGCTTCTCCGGCGGCACCATAAAGGCCGGAGCCGCCGTCGGCGCGGCATCGGCCATCATCAACAAGGCCATGTCCGCCGTCTCAAGCCACGTCGATTCGGCCATCAGCCGATTCGACACGCTAAACAACTACCCGACGGTCATGACGGCGCTCGGGTACAGCGCCCAGGACGCCGAATCGTCCATCGGCAAGATGAGCGACCGCCTACAGGGCCTGCCCACGACGCTCGATTCGATGGTCAGCCTGGTGCAGGGCCTCGTGACCACAACGGGAGACCTCGGCAGAGCAACCGATGCGGGCCTTGCCCTCAACGACATGCTGGTCGCCGCAGGCGCGTCAACGCAGCTGACGAGCTCCGCCATGGAGCAGTTCCGTCAAATCCTCTCCAAGGGCAAGCCCGAGATGGAGGACTGGCGTTCTCTCACCTCCGCCATGCCGGGCCAGATGGACCAGCTTGCCAAGGCGATGCTCGGGCCGACGGCCAACGCCAACGATCTGTATGCCGCGTTGGGCGGAGGCAAGAACGAGGCCATCCTGTCCATGGACGACCTTCTCGACGCCATGATCAAGCTCGACAACAAGGGCGGAGACGGCTTCGCGAGCTTCCAGGAACAGGCCGAGACCGCAGCAGGCGGCGTGTCGACGGCCATGGCCAACTGCTCGAACGCCGTCACGCGCGGCATCGCGTCCATGCTCGACACCATCGGCAAGGACACGATAGCCGGGGCGTTCAACGACCTCAAGGGCGGCATCAACGGAGTGTCCGAGGAAGCTAACTCCGTCCTCGCGTCCGCCATGCCGACCATCAAGGGCGTGTCATCTGCGGCAAAGGACATGGCACCGCAGCTCGCTGCCGGAGCAACGGCGTTCATCGCCGTCAAGGCCGGTGCGGCCGGCATATCCGGCGCGGCAGGCTCGGCGATCTCGGGGATAAACGGAATCAACGCGTCCATAAAGGCGTTCACCAGCGCGTCCGGCGCGGCGGCGAAGGCCAGCGCCTTCATGAGCGGGTCGCTGCCGACGCTCGCGATTACCGGTCTCGCAGCGGCGGCTGGAATCGTCGCGGCGAAGTATTCCGACTGGAAAACCAAGACCGATAATCTCTCGAAGGCCACCGACGGGCTTTCGGCGGCGGCTGGCGCTACGGTGGGGCTTTCGGATTACACGGCAAGGCTAGAAGGCGTCGGCCAGGCTTCGGAAGGGTCAAAGAAATCCGTCGACGAGCTGATAGCTAGCGTTGCCCGCCACACGGACTCGATGAACGAGACGAACGCCAAGGCGCAGGAGGAGATAGCCCAGCTCAACACCGCGCAGTCCATCATCGACCAGTACGCTGGCAAGACCGACCTGTCCACCCAGGCGCAGGGAAAGCTGCAATGGGCGCTCGACCAGGTGAACCAGCAGTTCGGGCTGTCTATCACCGCCGCCGACGCGATGGCGGGGAGCTACACTAACGCGAACGGCGAGGTCGTGAACCTCAAGGACTCCATCGACAACCTCATCGATTCCAAAAAACGCGAGATTCAGATGACCGCCATGAGCGACCAGCTGGGCGAGGCGTACGCCGCGCAGACGGAGGCGGCGCAGGCTTATGTCCAGGCGGTCGATAGGCAGTCGAAGGCTCAGGAGACTTACAACAAATGCGCCAGCGCGGCGAACGCCGGTACGGTCGCGGGAGCCAACGCCGTCAAGGAGGCGGGAAAGGAGCTTAAAGCCGCCAACGACGAGCTCGACAAGGCCTCTAATTCGATGAACAGCGCGAACGATGCGGTCAATCTGCTCGAAAACGGGCTTGGCGACGCGCAGCGGTCGGCCTCCGATGCCGCCACGGCATACGACAAGTGGGCAAACTCGCTCGACGGAGGCACGAGGGCAATCATGGATGTGTGCTTGTCGGAGCACGGCGGCATGCCGGCGCTCAAGCAGTCGCTTGAGGATTTGGGCGTCACGCAGTCCGGCCTTGCCGAGCTGGGCAAGCACGACATGGAGGAGCTGGCCAGGTCCTACGACGGCTCGGCAACGTCCATCATCGGCAAGCTGCAAGAGTGGGGCATCGAGATGGACGACACAAAGGCCTCGACCGTCAAGGCGGCGGGCGAGATAGCAGAAGCCATCGGCGGAATGTCCGGCGCGGCCGATGTGCTCGACGGAGCCGGAATCAACGTCAACGACTTCTCGCGGGCGCTCGCCGACGCAGGCGTGTCGAGCGGGCAGCTGCGCGCCATCGGAAGCGACAACCTGGCAAGGCTCGCAGAGGCGTGCGACGGCAACATGAGCCAGATGGTGTCGGCTATATCGATTTGGAACACCACGCCCTTGGTGGACAAGGAGGGCAACATCAGCGTCGACGACGCGAAGCTGGTGGATGCCCAGGGCAATATATACACCTGGAACGGTACGGCCCTCGTCGACAAGAACGGGGCGGCAGTGGTCGACGATATCAGCGTCATCGATGCCATAGGCGAGGTGTGGGCATGGAACGGCACCGAGCTTGTCGGCAAGGACTCGCATGCCATCGTCTCCGGCAACGCAGTGAACGGCAAGGCCGCGGGCGGCGTATCGGACACGTCAGGGGCCATCGGAAGGCTCGATAGCAAGACGGTCGACGTCAATGCGAACGGCAACTATTCGTCTGCGGCGCCGTCCATCTGGGACCTCGGGAGCGCTATCCGCAACCTGGTGTCAAGGACAATCAACATCGACACGTACAAGAACACCTACAACTCAGAACATGCATCGGGCGGCATCCGCCTAAACGCTGCCGGCGGCGTCCGAATGCATGCCGTCGGGGCCATCGCCACCAAGGCGGTGCCGCTCGATATCGTGGGCGAGGCCGGGGCCGAGGCAATCGTTCCGCTGACCAACGAGCGGTACAGCCGCCCGTTCGCGGACGTCATCGCCAAGCAGGTGGCCGTCAACAACCAGGACATGTCCATCGAGGCGGCCCGCATGGTCATCGAGGCGCTTCCGGCCATCATCGCCGATTACACGCCGGTGATGGGCGAGAGGGACTTCGGCCGCAAGGTGCGCAAGGCGGTGGCGTATGCATAGCCTGAGATACATCAGCGGCGGCGAGAGCGTGCCGCTCGACGGCCCCGTCACGGTCTCGGGCACGGCGGCGGGAATCAGGGGCCGGTCGTGGGCGTACTCCATCGGGTATCGCTCGCTCGCGGGCGTCTCCCGGCCCGCCCGCGAATGCTCGCTCTCCGTCGCGTTCGCCGATGCCGCCGAAGCCGACCGCCTGCGCCGCCTGGCCGACCGCGACATGCGCGACGGCACGCCGGGCAGGTTGGAGGCGGACGGCTGGGAACAGCGGTGCTACATCGTCAAGAGCGAGGTCGGGGCCGTGTTCGGAGGGTATCATTCCGCCGAGCTGACCGTGGTGCTTCTCGACGGCGTGTGGCGCAAGGGCCATACCGTCGCGTTCGAGAGGCTGACGGCGGAGCCGGGCGATGGCGGCTCCCTCGACCTGCCCTACGACCTGCCGCACGACCTTGCGGCGCCCTCGCCGCGCGATCGCTTCGACGCGGGGGAGTGGGGCGAGACCCCCCTGCGGCTGGTGTTCTACGGGCCGTGCATCGACCCGTCCGTTCGCATCGACGGCAACCTGTACCGCGTCGAATCTGTGGTGCCGGAGGGCGGCCACCTGGTCGTCGACCCGTTGGCCTCCCCGCGCTCGGTGACGCTCGTCAACGCCGACGGCTCGGCCGTCGACGTCTTCTCGAAGGCGCGGCGCGGCGACGGCCTGGGCGGCGGCGAGTACATCTTCCAGCCCGTATCGCCCGGCGCGCACGAGGTCGAGTGGGACCGCTCGTTCGGGTTCGACCTCACATGGTACGAGGAGGAGGGCGAGCCGCCATGGTCATAGTCATCCACGACCCCGAGCGCGGGGACCTCCGCGAGCTGCTGGACTTCGAGCTCGACCTGGCGTTCGGAAGCGACGAGAACGCCTTCGAGCTGACGTGCGCGGAGGGGCTCGCTCCGGCGGAGGGCTGGCACGTGTTCGCCGACGGCACGGAGTACGGCGGAATCGTCGACGAGCGAACCTACGAGGCCGGCCGCGAGGCGACGGGCACGGTGACGTGCAAGGGCCGCACCTGGCACGGAATCCTTGCGGGCAAGCGCCTGCTTCCCGATCCGGGGAGCGGCCACCTGTCCGTGAGCGGCAAGGCGGGCGATGTGCTCGCGTCGCTCATCGACCGCATGGGGCTCTCCGGCCTGTTCTCCGCCGCCGCCGACGACACGGAGGTCAGCTACACCTTCGAGCGCTTCTGCGACGGCTACGGCGGCCTCAAGGCGCTGGCGAAGGCCAACGGGCGCAAGGTGGCGATGCGCCGCAAGGGAGGCAAGGTGGAGCTGTCGCTGCCGCCCGTCGTCGACTACGCGAGCAAGGTGGACAGCGACCTGCTGGACTTCACGCTCACGAGCGTGCACCGGTGCGTCAACCACCTGGTCTGCGCCGGCACGGGAGAGCTGCAGGACCGCGCGGTCGTCCACTTCTACGCAGACGAGGCGGGCAACGTCTCGCACACCCAGACCCTGTTCGGCGTGGACGAGATAGCGGCGCTCTACGACTACAGCAACGCCGACGAGGCGAAGCTGGAGGAGGAGGGCCGCAAGAAGCTCAAGGAGTACCAGACCACCGGAAGCGTCGAGGTCGACGCCCACGACGACATGGACGTGGACGTGGGCGACGTCATCTCGGCGCGCGACAACGCGCACGGCCGCACCGTGACGGCCACCGTGGCCAAGAAGGTCGTGAAGGTGTCGCGCGGCGTGGCCACGTACTCATACGAGGTCGGCTCCGAGACCACGACCAGGACCAGCAGCAGCGGCAAGGCGGAGAGCTCCGGCGGGCACGCCTACCTGGCGGGCAAGGGCCTGAGCCTCGACGGCTGCACGTTCTCGGCGGAGGTCGACGCGGCGGCGCTCGCGGCGGTCGAATCCAAGGCGGACGAGGCGCGCAAGGCCGTCGGGGACCTGGCAGCCGACAGCGTGGGCGATGTGGCCGCCGCGTACCCCGTGACGGTCCAGAAGGCAGAGCGGCGGGTCACCGTCGGCGTGGAGTGCGCCGGCGCCCGCGACGCGAACGCATGGTTCGCATGAGAGAGAAAGGACGAACATGGCAAACGGGAACCTCCCAACGGACGTGCCCTACGATGCGGCGAGCTCGACGTCGACCGGCCGCGTGCTCAGCGAGGACGCCGGGCGCGAGATGGCGGCGCAGACGCGGAGCGGCTTCGCGGCGGGCATCGCGATAAGCGGCCTGCAGATCCAGCTCAAGAACGGGCAGTCGTCCCCGGCCATCATCGGCACGGCGACCATCCCGACGGCGAGCCAGAGCGCGGCCGGCGCGATGACGTCCGGCGACAAGGCGAAGCTCGACGGCGTGGCGGCGGGCGCCAACAACTACGTCCTGCCCTCCGCCGGCAAGGGGACGCTCGGCGGCGTGAAGACGACCAGCGAGGTGACGAGCGCCGCCGGCTACACACCGGCCCCCATCATCGACGGCGTGCCCTACTACAAGGACACGAACACGACCTACGCCGACGCGACCCAGGGCGCGCACGGCCTCATGACGGCGGCGGACAAGAAGAAGCTCGACGGCGTGGCCACCGGCGCGAACAACTACTCGCACCCGACGACCCCGGGCAACAAGCACATCCCGGCGGGCGGGGCCGCTGGCCAAATCCTCGCCTGGGCGAGCGACGGCACGGCGCAATGGCAGGCGGAGAAGGACACCACCTACGGCGACTTCAAGGGGGCCACGAGTGCGGCCGCCGGGTCGCGCGGCCTGGTGCCCGCGCCGGCCATGGGCGCGGCCACGCGCTACCTTCGAAGCGACGGCACGTGGCAGGTGCCGCCCTATCCGACCATCGACTCGGCCATCTCGTCGACCAGCGCCAACCCCGTCCAGAACAAGGCGGTAAGCGCGGAGCTCGGAAAGAAGGCGCCCCTGGCATCGCCGAACCTCACCGGCTCGCCGACCGCGCCCACGCCGGCGGCCGGCAGCAACAACACGCAGCTCGCGACCACGGCGTTCGTGCAGAACGCGGTCAACGCCGCCGTCACCAACGCCGCCGCCTACCAGGGCGCGGCGAACAGCTACACCGAGATAGTGAAGACGGCGTACAAGCCCGGCTGGTACTGGTTCGTGCGGACCGCCGGCGAGTACGCCGGGCAGCAGTGCGAGAGCGGCGACATGATCATCGCCAACAAGGCGAAGGGGGCCTCCGTCTCGGACACCGACTTCGATATCATCCAGAGCAACGTCGACTACGTCACGGCCAACGACGTCAAGGTCTGGTTCGCCTGATGGGCGGCTCGCGAGGCCTTATGGGGCCGGAGGCGTTCGCCCAGCTGCGCATCATGGTCGGAGCCATGATCGCGGAGAAGGTCGACGGCCTGGCGCCCGCGCCGTCGTCGGCGAGCTTCCTGGCGGCGCATCCGGTCGGGTGCGTCTACATGACGACCATCCACACCAACCCGGGCACGCTGTACGGCGGGACCTGGGTCGAAAGGCCCTCCGTGGGCGCATTCCTCTACGAAAGGACGGCATAGCATGGCATTCGAGGCTGTAGACGCGTGCTTCGGCACGCCGCACATCTCCAGCGACGACCTGGCGGCGCTCAACGAGGCCACCATCGGCAAGCGCGACTGCGTGATGAAGTGGGGCGACGACTTCAAGGCGGTCATGACGAACGCGAACACGTGCCTGGTCGGCACGGGAGTCGGCATGGTCGGCGGCAAGCGGTTCTGGAACCAGGCGGCAGTCAGCCTGACCGTCCATGGCGGCACGCAGGGCCAGAAGCGCAACGACCTCGTGGTCGCGCGATACGCGAAGACGAGCGCGGGCATCGAGTCCATCAACCCCGTGGTCATCAAGGGCACGCCCGTTGCGGGGACGCCCGACGACCCCGCAACCACGGCGAACGATTTCAAGCTCTGGCGCATCCCCCTCGACGGCATCAACGCAGGCGACCCCGTGCGGCTGTTCGAGCCCGTGCCGCCGCTCGCCGAGTGCGGCGAGGTCGGCACGTGGTCGGCCACCGTCACCGGCGGGGAGGGGACCATCGACGTCACGTGCGTCAACCACGTCGGCGTCGCCAGGGTCAACGCCTGGCCGCGCGGCGGCTCCGGCTCGTGGGCCGGCGACAGGCTTTCCAACATCGAGCTGGACGAGCGGGTCCGGCCGAAGATGGACTACACCGTCCCGGCGTGGAGCGCCAACCGCACCGGCGAGGGCGACGTCGTGCTCAAGGTCAACACCGACGGCACGTTCGCCTGGCAGGCGCAGGGCGGGTCGCAGGCCGACGAGCCGCTGTACGGCGTGCTCGTCTGGGCGTACTAGATAGGAGAGCGAATGACAGAAGGAATCATCACGTTGGGAGAGCCGCAGGTCTGGGCCATCGGCCTTGCCGTCGCGTTCATGGCCATGGACATCATCACCGGTTTCACCGCGGCCTGCATCAACTGCAACGTGTCCAGCTCCAAGATGCGCGTCGGCCTCGGCCATAAGCTGCTGCTGATGTGCCTCATCGCGCTCGCTCTGCTAATCGAGGTCGCAGGCGAGCATATCGCCGGCCTCGGCTTCAGCGGCGTCACGACAATCCTCGTCTGCGGGTACATCATCGTCATGGAGGTCTCCAGCTGCGCCGAGAACATCTGCTCCGCATACCCGGAGCTTGCGGACACGCCGGTGATGAGGGTGTTCAACCACGACGGCGATGAGAAGGAGGGCATGATGGCAACCAAAGACAACGTGCCGGACCCGACGACGGCGGGCGTCGGCGACTCGGACGACGAGCCGAGGGGGTAGCCGTGGCGTACACGCTAGATAGCGACTGGGAAGCGGCGAATAACACGACGGGATACCGTGGCGCGCCGCAAGGATTCTGCATCCATCACAGCGCGGGAATGACGCTTGACATGGTGCCAACGTTTTTGGCTAACCAAACAAGCGCGCATTACGGCATCAAGCTCGATAAGGTGCGCCAGTTCGTGCCTGACACGTGCGGCGCATGGGCAACCGGCAACACCTGGGCTAACACATACCTGCTGCACATCGAGTGTGCTAACTCGGCTGGTGAGCCTGATTGGCCGGTGGCGGAGGAAACGGTAGATACGCTCGTGGAGCTTCTGGCCGCGAAGTGCCGCGAGCACGGCATCGGCCGGCTCGCGGTCGGCGACAACCTCTTCGGCCACCGCGACTTCTACAACACGTTCTGCCCGGGCGTGCTCTACGGGCGCCTGGGGGAGATAGCGGACAGGGTCAATGCGCTGCTCGACAGCGGCGCGGAAAGCGAGGACGACGTGAGCGCACAGGACGTTTGGAACTACGACTACGACAACACCGCCCCCGGCGGCAACATGTACAACGCCGTGGTGCGCGGCATGCGCGAGCTGCTCGACACCGACGGCTCGGCCGCGCAGGCCGAGACGGGCCAGCGCGTGGACACGGGAGCCACGCCGCTCGGCCGCATCCCCTACATCGAGGGGATGCTCAAGCAGCTGTGCGCCACCGACATGGCCTCGGCCGAGGCCGAGACCGGCGAGCACGTCAACACGGGCGCCAACATGGCGCTGCGGCTGGCGTACATGGAGGCCGAGCAGAAGCGCCAGGCGCGCGTGCTCGGCGCAATCGCCGATAAGCTCGGAGTCGATTAGAGCCTGCGCCCCCGCTTCGGCGGGGGCCTTTTTTGTTGCCCGAAATCGCCAAAAAGTAAAACAAATTGCTTTACTCGTATTGCAAGGTAAAGCAAATTGCTTTACAATAGGGTCACACCCCAAGGAAAGGAGCCGGAGATGAACGAGATCAAAACCGCCCGCAACATCCGCAAGATGACCCAGGAGCAGCTTGGCGAAATGGTGGGCATGAGCAAGCAGCAGCTTTCCGGCATTGAGCGAGGGGACCGCAACCCCGGCCCGAAGGTGCTGCCGCTGTTGGCCGACGCGCTCAACGTCTCCCCGGCGTACCTGCGCGGGGAAGCGGAAGCCATCCCGGTCGTGGACTTCGCCGACGGCTCCACCGAGATGTGCGCCGTCATCAGCTGCGAGACCATCGAGGGGTACGGCGCTCTGTACCTTGTCGAGCATCCCGTGGTCGGCCCGCTGCCCGTCATCCTGGCCGATGGCGTGCAGTTCACGCCGAGCGATTGGCAGGGCGAGCTGTGCGCCAGCGCCGAGGATGCCGCCGGGTTCGCGTGGGTGGACGCGCGCGGCAACGATGCCGTCATGCTGGACGGCCTGCCGCGCATCATGGCCTAGAAACGATTGATGCCCCGCTTCGGCGGGGTATCTTTTTTGCTGTCCCTGATACGGGACTGTTTACTTGGCTAACTTATCCCAGGCGTATCCTAAGTGCCTGTTTTTCACGGGTTTTGCGGGCGTTGTGGACGCTATGGGTTTGCAAAATGCCAGTTCAGGACGTTGTGGACGTTATGAAAACTCGATTTGCTTAATCTAGAGTTAATACAGTTATCCGTATTTGAATGGGAATGCTTCCCCACAATTCTTGCGAAGTGTGGGGATGTCGGGTGGGTTGGAGAAGGGAGGCGAAGGACGAGAGGATGCGGTCCCGGTCCGCTGCAGGGCGGCGGAGCGGATAGTTTTGTCGCGGCAGGGGATGTGCGCAGATACTGGCGCCTTGGGTTTCGGATGCAGCGCCCCTTGCGTCGATTTGCGCAGGTACGCTGCCCCTTTTCCTTGATCGCTTGGGGTACGGACCTGGCTGAATCGGGTTGCCGGGAGGCCTCTTCGCCTGCTCTTTTCCGATTCGGCAAGGCTGCGATCTGCGATGGTCGGGGGCCTGCCAAGGGGAGGGGCGGCACGGCGTAACGTTTCTGGGGGGGGTGCGGCGTAAGCCGCGTCGGCGATGAGGGCGGCCGCAAGGCCGCCCGA